AAACTAAGCATGGTAATAAGCTACATGAAGCTTATGATATACGAGAAATAACATTACCATTTGATTTAACATTTAGTTGGAATGCAGAGATTCAAAAATAGAACATTATCACAAGCATGTAAAAAAGCTAGTGTTAATAATAACACACAAATGTTGGTTATTGAAGAAATGATATACCAATATTATGCAATGATAGCGAATGATATAAAGAATGCAGATTTTAATGACACAAATAGTTTTCTTAGTTATAACTTACCCTTTATTGGTAAAGTTTATGCTTCGGATAAAGCAATTGAACATATAAAAAGAATAAAAAATGATAGAAGCAAAGTTTAAAATGAGTGATGATTCACATGAAGCACTTGAGAGCATGGGAATTAAGACAGATGCACATGAGTTAAATAAAGTGTACATTAAAGAAGAGTCAATTGGTGCATTTTTTCTATACGGGGATGAAGACGAAAAGTATATGGAAATATTTATTCATGGATGTAGTTTCCCAGTTATATATGATGATGAAGTTTATGCAAAGTTATGTAAAGTAGTAGGAAAAGAATGGAATATACTGTAATAGAACATGAGGGTAAGGATTTAAAAATATATAATACCATTAAACCTCAACGAGTAGAAGAAGAAACACAAGAAGAGTATAAAATAAGACGTAAAGCAATTAAGAATTATCTTAAAAATAAAGAAAAAGTTATTCATAGGTCAGCAATGCTGATACCAAAAATGAATGATGATGGTGAGATTGAATTTGATAGTCAAGGTAAACCTACTTACATTGGTAAGACTAAAGGGGTATCTTATAAGAAAGAAAATAAAAAAGAAGAACATTTAACATTAGTAGATAAACTAGAAGAATTAAAAGGATATGAAAAATAATAAAGAAGAAGCAGAAGAAACAAAATTGTACAATTACGCTACAGTTTTAGAAGCAAGAGATATTTTAATTGAAAATGATATTGTAATATTAGGTGATACAGTTGTATTTTACGAAATGTTTGTAGATGAGATTGATGAAGAGCCAGACCAATTGATAGGTATTGAATCTGAAGAAGATGAAATTCAAAAGATGAGAGATAACATGAATAAACGTTATCTTAATGTAGTAGCTGTTGGTGATGAAATAACAAAGATTAAAGCTGGTGATAAATTTGTAGTAATGGAGAATATGCTACATAGTATGCAAGACTTTCCAGTAGAAGGATTAAAGTATGGTGTAGTTCCTGGAAGAATGTTAACAATAATTAAAAGAGCATAATGATAAGAGAAGTAAAATCAGGAGAAGAAGCAAGAAAACAGTTATTAGCAGGGGTAGATATCCTTGCTAATGCTGTTAAAGTAACATTAGGACCGAAAGGTAGGAATGTAATAATTGATAAAAATTATAGTACTCCACATATTACTAAAGATGGTGTTACTGTAGCCCAAGAAATTCAATTAGAAGATAGGATTGAAAACATGGGTGCAACAATGGTGAAGAATGTAGCGTCTAAAACAGCACAAGATGCTGGTGATGGAACAACAACTGCTACAGTATTAGCTCAAGCAATTTTTAAACAGGGTATGGATGCTCTTAATGAAAATGTAAATCCTATTGATCTTAAACGTGGAATGGATAAAGCAGTAACAGATGTTACTAATTTTATTAAAAATAAATCTATTCCAGTTACTAATATAAGTGAAGTAGCTACTATATCTGTAAATGGTGATGAGGATATGGGTAACATGATAGCAGAAGTAATTAATGCAGTAGGTCATTCAGGTTTAGTAACGTTAGGTGATTCAAATACACATGAAACGTTTTACGAAATTGTAGAAGGTCAAAAGTATGATTCTGGTTATATTACACCATACTTTCAAACAGATACTGAAAAACAAACGGCTGAATTAGAAAATCCATTAATTCTTATTACTAATGAAAAGATATCACAAATAGGAGTTTTAGATCGTTTTGTCAAGTTCGCTCACAAGCACAATAAACCTTTGTTTATTGTATGTGAGGAAATGACAGGTGAAGCACTACATGTTTTATTAGCTAATAAACAACAAAGAGGTCTTAAAGTATGTGTAATTTATGCGCCTGGTTTTGCAGGACAAAGAGCAGCATTACTAGAAGATATGGCTATATCAACAGGTACTAATCTTATTGGTGATACTTATGGTTCACCTTTTCATTTAATAACTAAACCAGAAGAATTTTTTGGTACTGCTGAAAAAATAATTGTGGATCGTAGTGGTACTATTATTCTTAAAGGAGATGCTACAAAAGGAGCAGTTGCTAATAGAATTAAAGAAGTTACAGCACATAGAGATTTAGAAGACAATTCACAAGTTAAAGAACGTTTTAATTCTCGTATTGCAACTTTGTCTGGTGGTGTAGCTGTACTTAAAGTAGGTGGTTTTTCTGAAGTAGAAGTTAAAGAAAAGAAAGATCGTTTTGATGATGGAATACGAGCTGTTAAATCTGCACTTGAAGAAGGTATTGTACCTGGTGGTGGATTTACTTATTTAGAGGCTATAGATCATAACGCTAGTATTAAAAATTTACCTAAAGATGAAAAGATTGGATATAGTATTGTTATGGGTGCTATAGTAGAACCTTTTAAAACAATATGTAACAATGCTGGTAAAAACTCAAAAAACATACATATTAAATTTAATACAACAGGTAAAGGTTATAATTTCCGTACAGATAAATATGTAGATTTAATTAAAGATGGTGTTGTAGATCCAGCTAAGGTAACAAGAGTGTCATTAGAAAATGCAGTCTCTGTGGCAGGATTGCTTCTCACTACTGAATGTGTAATTAAGAATAAGTTAACTGACTTAGATATAGCAATGCTATCACGAGGTCAAGAATACAATAAGACCAACTAATGGTCGAAAAGAAAGCTAATAATGGTTTTCAATATTGGAGATGTCCTAAATGTGGGCATCTCCTTTATCCGTCTTTACATTTAATAAGAAAACATACAAAAAATGAGTGTAGTAAATTCGTTTGATGAAAACCAAAACTTTTGGCAAGTAAATCCACAGTTAAAACTAATGGGTCCATTTAAAGAGTTATATAGAAAAGATAAGTCTAGAAATCACAAAAACTCTTCTACAATAATGTGGGCTATTGCATTTAGATTAGACCCAAACCCAGAAAATAGATATCATAAATTATCTGATGAATCTAAAGCTCATAACTTAGCTAAAGATTATTTAGGTGATGAAAACTTTGATTGGGAAAAGTATAATGAAGAAATGCATTTTTTTAAAGACATGGTGCTTACCCAAGCAGAGAAAAGTTTAGTAGTATGGAATGAGATTATGTCTATGCGAGACAGAGAAGTTAAACGTTTTTATAAAGAAGCCATTAAAGCTAAAGATATTGGTTTAATGATTGAACTAGATAAACTTATTGAAAAAACAACTAAGTTCTATTTAGATTATAAAAAAGTAAAAGACGACTTTGATAAAGATCAAGAAATAGTAAAAAGAGGAAAAGGTAATAGAGTACAATCTCTTACTGATTCCAATGAATTATAAAACCAAGTAATATGAAAAATATAGTAAAAATCGTTCTCCCCCTGTTAACGATAATGTTTTTATTTTATTATTGTACTAAACCAGAAAAAGTTTATACAAATGAAGTAAATTATGTACATGCAGAACTTACTAGAAGTGGTCAAGTAATTGCACCTAATCAAGTAGCTAATGCTATGTCACAACCATCCACTAGTCCATGTTTATGGGATTTTGATGCAAATGGATTAGTTGGATCATCTGACTTATCAACATTTCTTCAAAGTTGGGTTATTTTATATGATGTAGATGATCTAGCTGATTTTTTAGCTAATTATGGTGTTGAATATACAGTCAATATTATACCAGGATGGAATAACTCTATACAAGATGTCACTAATAATTTAGGATGGGATGTTGTATTAAGGAGTGATTGTAATAATGTAATAACTGCTTTTAATACAAATGACTCATTAGAGTGGTATTTTGAAGGTGATCTTATACAAACAAATGGTAGCAGACTTAATTTTCAAACTTATTTATTAGATGGTACAATTAATAATATTGGATGGCAACCACCATGTAATGGTACAAATATTGTAACAATGAAAGTATATTATAAAAATAATATATATTCTAGAACAGCTAAAGGATATGCTCAAATAAATAATGTACCTGATAGTATACCAGTATGTTTTGATGATGATGTTCCTAATTTATTTTTAGGACCATTTACATTTGAAGATAATGGCACAGAAATTTTAGTAACAGGACAAGAATAATGATAAAATTAACAGATATACAAAATGAGAATTTTGTGGTAGATATACCATACTTTAATCCAGTAACAGAACACTTTGAACGCCTCTCTTGGTGGAGAGAACAAAAAAGGCGTTGTATTGAAGGTTTCTGGCATAGTGGAAGATGGTGTCCAGGAGTTTTGTATTTCTATGTTAATTTTTGGAACATTGAAGTAGAGTCTAGAGAGTCTCTTGGTAAAACTATTGGAAAACCTTGGTTTCGTGATTTAGAATGGGACAAAGGATATGTTATGGTTGAAGCTAGGGGATTCTCAGGTTTTGCTGATGATAATAAATATACTTCTAATGAAGCAGTAAGAGATAGAGAAAAATTAGAAAAAAATGGTTTAATGGAGCTTTACCTTGAAAAAGGTTATTGCAGAGAAGAAGATTTAAAAAAAGAATACATAGGAGCTAGAGAATACTTACGTATGAATCATGGTGAGGATAAAGGATTAGCTTTATTTCAAAATGAAGCTAAAAACGTAATGGACCTTGAAGCTCGTGGTGGTGGTAAATCATTTTGGGGTGGTGGTAATATTGGTCATAACTTTTTATTTGATGGTGCTACAAATTACGCTGTGTATATGCGTAAGAAAACATCTGATAAAGAAAAACCACTTACAACACAAACATTAGTGGGTGCAATTGATTCTGCTTATTCTAAAGATTTACTAGCTAAGTTTACAATGGGTATTAGTAATTTACCTGGTTCTGTTAAATTTGATGGTGAAGATTATCCTAGTCCACTGTCTGTAAAATATAGTGGTTCTTTACAACCTGGAAAGTTTCTTATATCTGAGAACTCCAAATCTAAAATACATCATAGAACATTTAAAGACGATCCACTTGCTGCTAACGGAACACGTCCTTCTTTAATATTTATTGAAGAAACTGGTTTTATGGATAACATTGAGGAAGCATTAGGGGCAATGAAAGAATGTGTCGCTGAAGGTAATAGACAGTTTGGTACAATATATATGTTTGGTACTGGAGGTTTATTTAAAGGTTCAGCAGCAATGCACGCTCGTAATATATTTTATAACCCAAAAGATTATAATTGTTTAGTTTTTGAAGATGAATGGGAAGGTCGTGGAGATATTGGATATTTTATACCATCTTATTTAACACTTAATGGATTTAAAAGAACAAAGAATTTTATTACAGATGAAGATAAATCATTAGCTTATTTAGAAAATGAAAGGTTATCTCTTAAGAAAAATAAAATTAAATACGCCTCAGAAGTAATTAACAGACCTATAAAGCCTTCAGAGGTCTTCTTCTCTATGGAAGGAACGTTCTTTCCTTTAACAGAGCTTAAAATGGCTCAAGAGAACTTATTGTCTAATGATGACTTACTCAATTCTGCATGGAATGGTTTTTGTGTGATTAAAGATGATGAAATAATATGGAAAAATACAGATGATATACCTATTGTAGATTGGCCTTATAAGGCTAGTAAAATGGGAGAAGGGTGTATAGAAATATTTGAAATGCCAGTTAGAAACATGGATGGTACAATACCTTTTGGTATAAATATTGCTGGTTGTGACCCTGTTGATGATGATAGTTTTGATGGTTCATTACAATCTATGTTTATAATGAATAGATTAACAGGTAGAATTGTTGCTGAGTATACAGGTAGACACGCAACAGCTAGTGCTTATTATGAGAATATGAGAAAGTTATTATTATTTTATAATGCTACTTGTAATTATGAAAATGCAAAGAAAGGTTTATTTCAATATTTTCATAACTTAAATTGTACTTATTTACTTTGTGAGACACCTAAACTTCTTAGAGATCAGGGTATGGTAAAAACAGCACATGTTGGTAATAAGGCATTTGGTACACCTGCTAATCAGTATGTTAATAGATGGGCAAGAGATCTTATAAAGTCATGGTTATTAGAAGATGCTTTTGATAAAGAAAATATGCTGAATGTAGATGTAATACGTTCACAAGCTTTAATAGAAGAATTAATACGCTGGAATGATGAAGGTAACTTTGACCGTGTATCTGCATTAGGTATGTTAATGATATATAAAGAACAAAAACACAAACATATTGTTGAAATAAATAACCCAACTAAATCTATTTATGATAAAATTGATGCTAGGTTTAGTAAAGTTGGTAAGAACCCTTTTGACAAAATAGCTATACCTCGTTAAAATAAATGTTGTATAATAAATAGAATAGCTTGTTTATTTTGATTAATAATATTAAATTTGCAAATTGACCAACCCACATTATGATAGAAAGAATATATCAGCCTTCTAATACAAATACTGAATTCCCTTCTCAAAAGAAGTCAACAAGTTCTAAAAATAAGGATTGGGTTGTGTCTTGTATTGAAGGTGCTGAAAGTTTAACTTTATTTTCTAATTTTGAAATTAGACAGAATTATTATAATAAAAAGAAAAACTATGATTTAGCTAATGATATATTAGACATTAAAGATGTTGAAAAAATATGTAGTCCGCTTGGATTAGATATTACAACTTTTCCAGCAACGATGCAAAATTATCCGTTGGCTAATCCAAAAATAAAACTTCTTGTTGGTGAAGAAATGAAACGTAAATTTGAATGGAGAGTACGTTCATCTAATCCACATACTATTAATGAAAAAGAAGAGAAACAAAAAGAAGAGTTACTTTCTTTTGTACAAGAACAAATAATAAGTGAAAACAAAGGTCTTGATGAGCAACAGATGAAACTCAAGTTGCAAGATATTAATAAAAAGTTTAAATATTCATATCAAGATTATAGAGAAAAAATGGCTTCTGATATTTTGACTTTCTTTTGGAAAGAACAAAATTTACAGGAAAAATTTTCAAAAGGATTTGAAGACGCATTAATAGCGTCAGAAGAAATATACAGAGTTGATATTATTGCAGGTCAACCAGAGGTTGCTAAATGTAACCCATTAAATATATTTACGTATGGTACAGGAGAATCACCTTACGTAGATGATGCAGATATAATTATTGAGGATTCATATGTACCAGTAGGTAAGGTTATTGATGAATTCTATGAGTATCTTAAACCAATAGACATTACAAATTTAGAAGATCGTAATGGGACTGCTACATCAGGAGGAACTAGAGGAACAGGAGATACTTTAAATTACAAAAATACATTCCCAACATTACATGCTTCTACATTTTTAAGTGACCCAATAGAAATTAACTCTGTTGATTCACGTAATAGATTTGGTGGTTTTTACGATGAGGCTGGTAATATAAGAGTTACTAGAGTTGTTTGGAAGTCACGTAGAAAAATTGGTAAGCTTTCTTATTTTGATGAAATGGGTGACTCTCAAGAAACTATTGTTGATGAGAATTATCCTATTGATGCAGAAATGGGTGAAACTATTGAATGGTTATGGATTAATGAGTATTGGGAAGGCACACGTGTTGGTAAAGATTTGTATTTAAAAATACAACCTCGTCCTGTACAATTTAGATCTTTAAATAACTTAAGTAGATGTAGTTCTGGTTATGTGGGAACAGCTTATAATATTAACAGTTCTAGGGCGCGTAGTTTGTTTGACCAAATGAAACCTTATCAATATCTGTATAACATATTCATGTATCGTACAGAACTTGCTTTTGCAAAGTATAAAGGTCCAATTATGGAAATTAATGCTGCTGCTATTCCTGATGAATGGGAATTAGATAAGTGGCTTTATTATGCTGAAGTAATGGGTTATGCAATAATGGACCCTTTTAATGAATCTAAAAAAGGTGGTTCTACTGGTACGTTAGCTGGTAGTATGAATACAGTTGGTGGTAAAATATTATCTGATGATAGTATTGGTAACTATATACAATCTAATATTCAAATGCTTAGTTATATTGAGCAACAGTTAGGTAGTATTTCTGGTGTGTCAGCACAACGTCAAGGACAAATAGAACAAAGAGAATTAGTAGGTAATGTAGAAAGAGCTGTAACACAAAGCTCACATATTACAGAACCTTGGTTTAGAACACATGAGCATGTTAAATTACGTGTTATGCAAATGGTTCTTGAAACAGCTAAATATTGTTTTAGAGAAGAAACAGATAAAAGATTTGCATATGTATTAGATGATATGTCTACTAATTTACTTAAAGTAGATGGTAGTAAAATTGCTGAAGAAGATTTTACAATATTTATTAATAACTCTGGTAAAGATGCAGAGTTTGAACAATCACTTAAGCAACTTGCACATGCTGGATTACAAAATGATAAGCTTAATTTTGGTGATATTATTAAAGTATTTTCTGCAAACAATCTTACTGACATGGCAAAATCTATTGAGGATGCTGAAGAACGTAAAATGCAAGAAGTACAGCAAGCAGAACAAGCTCAAAAAGAGCATGAACAGCAAATGGCTCAACAAGCAGCAGCGGCACAAGAAAAAATGCAACAAATGCAAATTGAGAATCGTGAAGACGAGCAAGCATCTAAACTTGAAGAAATACGTATTAAAGGAGAAGAAGATAGACTTACTCTTATTTTACAAAGTGAATTAGATTCTGGTAAAGAAATAAATCAGATATTTATGGAAGAGGCTAAAATGCGTTCTGCTGAAAAAATTAAAGAAAAAGAACTTGCTCTTAAAGAAAAAGATTCAGAAGCTAATCGTAAATTAAAAGAAAAAGAATCATCATCTAATATATCTCTTAAACAAAGAGAAATGGATAATAAGATAACTCAGTTAAGACAAGAGGGTGCTAAAAAACGTAAATTAGAACAAGAAGAGTCTCGTAAAAAATTAGCAATGGATAAGCAAATTAAAGGAGAAGAGTCTAAAACAAAACAAGAAATATCTAATAAAGAATTAGATATTAAAGATAAGATTGCAGATAAAGAATTAACTCTTAAAGAAAAAATAGCAAAAAGAGAAATTGCTCTTAAAGAGGAAACTGCAAAAAAAGAACTAGCAATTAAAGCTAGAATGGCAGCATCATCAAATAACAATAGTAAGTAAAGTGCGATAAAGTAAGAAACTTTATAACATAAATTGTTAGAAATAGTTGATGTATATTAATAATTTTTATTAAATTTGTATAAAATGAGTTATAATGGAAGCAGTACAGGACTCGGTTTAGACCAATTAATTAGTAAAGCTAATAAAGGCGGATTTACAATACCAGATCCAACCGAAGTACCAAAGGTAGAAATACCTAAAGAAGAAGAAAAAATTAAGGATGAAATTGAAGAACCAGTTAATCCGTTGAAAGTACCAATTGATGTTAGCAACGCAAGTGCTAGACCAGTAGAACCGTCGGAGGAAAAAAAAGAAATCCTCGCTCCCAAAGAAATTAAAGACGCTTCTTCTCCATTTGCTTCATTTGCTAATGTTCTAAAGGAGCGAGGTATTTTCTTTGATGAAATAACAGAAGACATGGAATTTAATTCTGTGGATGACTTTGAAAAAGGTATTGAAAAAGCAATTGAATATAACGTTAATCAAAGAATAAATCAAGAGAACTCTAAATATTCACCAGAAACTCAAGAGTTTCTAGATATGATTAATAGAGGTGTACCTTTAGATCAAGTTAAAGAAGTAGCTAAACAAATAACAGTTAAAGATTTAACTCCTGAGAATATAGAGAATAATGTAGATATTCAGAAACAAGCAGTAAGAATGTACTTAGGACAAAGTACAGATATGACTGAGCAAGATATAAATGACCAAATAGAATATTTGGAAGATACTGAAAAACTTTCAGGAAAAGCTTTATCTTATTCTGAAAAAATTAAAGAAAACTACACTTATCAAAAAAAATATTTAGTAAATAAAGCTGAATCAGATAAAGCGGCTTATCAAGAAATGGCAACTAAACAAATGGAAGATTTAAAAACCAGAGTTTTTGATATTGCTGAAATAATTCCAGGTCGTAAAATTAACGACAAAACTAAAGAAAAGATTTTTAAAAGTATAACTACTTCTGTAGGTAATGATCCAACAACTGGACAAGCTACTACAGCAATAGGACTTAAACGAAGTAAAGACCCAGTATCCTTTGAAATTACATTAGCTTATTTAAATGAGCTTGGTGTATTTGATGGTAAATGGGATTCTGTTATAGCATCTGCTAAGTCAACAGCTACAAAAGAATTAGAGAAAGTAATTACTAATTCATCTGCACCAATTGGTGGTGGTACACCAGTGTATGGACCAGATGAAAAAAGTAATGTTTCTAAAAGCATTCTGGATTCATTTAAAAGTTTGAAGTCAGAACTAAACAAATAATAAAAAACAAATAAAATGACAGCATTTCCCTTACAGGAATATTTACCAACAGACTGGTCAGGATTGACCACTGAAAACCACTTGGCTGCAATCTACGGATTAGATGTTCAAGAAGCATCAGATTTGGTCACAATGTTGCATCAGATCAATTCTGGTATGGACCTTGACACTTTTTTGTCTCAGTTTGGCGTTAAATATTTCGATTCCGATGAAGATTTCCGTTGGTTACTACAAGGTAACTCTAGGAAAAATGTACCACTAGTTCGCGCAGAAATAGATGGAACAGCAGTAACAGCAGCAAGTCAAGCAGGACTAGGTGGTGGAGAATTTACACTCGTATTTAACGAGGATTTCTTCTCTGACGTAGACCTCATTGTTGGTGAAAAGAACGAACGTTACTCTATCCAAATTTTGGATGTACCTTCACAAGTTGGTACAGAAGTACACTATCGTTGTAAACTATTCACAAAGGACAACACATTGTTTATTCCTTTTGCTGAAATAGTTAGTGGTAAACGATTCTCTAGAGATTGGAGTCCAGTTGAACGTACATTATCTGTTAAAGGTAGTCACGTTAACTATACTTCTCCGTTCTCAATGATTAATACATTTACTTCTATCCGTATGCAGGATACTCGTCCTGGTAACATGATTGCTAAACCAGTAGCATTTAGCTGGCAAGTACAGGGTGAAAGTGGAGTTGAAACAAAAACAACTTGGATGCAATATGCAGACTGGGAGTTTGAGCAACAATTTAAAGAGATGAAGTCTCGTCTTTTGATGTTTGCTGTTTCTAATCGTAATGATGATGGATCGTATACAGCCAAAGGTAAATCAGGTTATGACATCAAGCAAGGAGCAGGTATCCGTCAACAAATGGAATCCTCTAACGTAGCATACTATAATACATTTGATATTAAGTGGGCAACGACTATTCTTCTTGATCTTTCTGTAAACCGTCTTACACGTGATGAACGTGAGTTTATTTTCCGTACAGGAGAATGGGGTATGTATCAATTCTCTGAGTCTCTAGAAGATTACAGTGCATTGTATACTCCACTACAAGTTACAGAGCGTGTATATAGTGGTAAAGGAAACACACTTGGTTACAAAGGCCAATTCCTGGAATACATGGGCCCACAAGGAGTAAAGATTACTCTTTCTCACGAGCCAATGAATGACAACCCAACTCGTAATAAAATATATCACCCAGATGGAGGACTTGCTGAGTCTTACCGTTATGATGTTTTGGATGTAGGTACTTCTAACGGAGCTAGCAACATTCAGAAGACGATGGCTAAAAACCAACCTGAAATCATGGCGTATATCCCTGGTCTACGTAACCCGTATACACCAGATGGTAAAATGACGATGGCAGCACACAGTGTCGATGGATATGAATTCCACCGTATGACAACTTGTGGTTCTATGGTAACTGACCCAACACGTTGTGTTGCAATGATACCTAACCTCTTGTCTGATGTTGGTGTAACATACTAATAACAATTAAAAATTAGAAAAATGGAAGAACAAATGGAGAAGAACCTTACTTTTAGCCTACCTAACCGTAGAGTCAAAGTATTGCCAGTAGTACGTCAAGGATCTTGGTTAGGAAAAGGTCATGACGGAGAGTTTATGTTTACAGGTACATCAGCCCCCCTGTGTGTACCACGTAACGAAAAAACAGGACAATTAATTAACCCTTTAAAACCAGACGAACAAGCATACCTTGAAAAGGTACTTGTTAAGAAAGAAGGAGATCTTAGTATCTATGTAGATAAGAAGAAAAACTTTTGGGGTAAATATTATGTTAAACTTAATAAAGAGGAAACTCTTTTGGATTTGTCAGACCCTGACCAATACATTAGATATAAAGTACTTTTAGCTAATAAAGAGCTAGTTGCACCAACCTTTGAAGATAGGCTTAATGTACCGACCTGTAGATGGATGTTAGTAGACATGGACCACCAAGTACAAACAGACGCACGTGAAGCAGAATTAATGCAATCAGTGTGGATGGAATTTGGAGCAATCCAAAATAGTCATAATAAAATGCGTAATGTATTAAAAGTCTATACTAACAAAGGTGTATCTAAAAATTCAGATACGGATTTCCTTAAATCAGAGATAAAGAAAATTGTGGAAGAAAACCCAAATAAATTTATCCAGATTATCAAAGATGAAAATTTTGATATGAGATGTTTTATTGAAGATTCTGTGGAAGCAGGAGCTGTTGTTAAGATAGGTCGTAATAAATATGCAGTCGCTGGTGAACCAGATGATTTGTATACCATTACCCAAATTATGAAAGAGTTAGATCCTAACGGAGCTAATAGCGATTTGTACATGAAAATAAAAACTCAAATAGAAGAGTCTAAATAATGACAGCTACAGAGATGAGAGATAAGTTTTTGCTAGGCTACGATAAAGTAGCCAGCTTAGCTGCTCCAGGTTTTATAAATACGGAAATAAGTGAGTTTCTTACTATAGCGCAAGAGCGTTTTGTTAAGCAACACTATCATCCTCGTGGTAATAAATACCAAGAAGGATATGAAGAAACTGAAAAACGTAAAAAAGACATCTCTTTAATTGTAAGACAAGGTCAAGGGACAGTATCAGCAGACCAAACTGATGTACTATCAACAAATAGTACTATATTTGATTTGCCTACTGACCACTGGTTAACTACTATTGAGTGGGTAAATACTTCAGACAATTGTGGTACACAGAAAACAGTCGCGCCTAAAACGCACGATGAGTATTTTTCTACCATACATAATCCATTTAAAAAACCTAATTCTAACGAATTATGGAGAATGGATGCTACTCCACTTAACGGTGAAAAAAGGCACGAAGTTATAACAGATGGTACTTACACTATCACAAATTATAATTTTCGTTATATTAAAAACTTAACTGACATAAGTATTGATGGTAATGTTACATCAGAGCTTAACTCTATGGTGCATAGAGAAATAGTAAATATGGCAGTTACAATGGCGTTGGAAAACCAACAAGAGCCTAGATCCCAGACACACGCACAATTGGGTGGAGAGGCGGAATAAATAAATTTTTAATTAATAATAATAAATACATACTATGTTTAGTAATAATAACATACGTTCAGTAATGATTGGAGGTGACCAAGCTTATACTTCAGCTACAAATGTCTCAGGACTTTTGGCTGGTGAAGTTGCTGTAATTGATGCATTTGGTGCAGTAATTACAACTAGTACGGATGCTTTGAATAAAAAATTCCGCATCGTGCAAGGTCGAGGTGCAGGTCTTTCCCAAAGAGCTACTGACCTAATTGATCCAGCAGGCTCAATTAGATACTATAAAGGTGCTGGGCACGCAAGTGCAACAGAACAAGTTACAGATATTGGTTTTAATGGTACTACAGGTGCTCTTACAGCTATTAACTCTAACTCATACCTTTTACGTCTTAACATGATTGAGACAGACCGAACAGGTTTTGGACAACAAGACAAAATATATGGTGCATATCTTTCTGATGCTTCTACCACACAGTGGGAAGTAGCTAAGAATGTTGCGTCTAATTTAAATGACAATGTACGTAAACAATTTGAGAAAGATGTTTTTGCTCTCTCTTTGTTTGATTCTGGTTCATCTACGGATGGTTCTAGTATTGTTGGAACAACTAACGTTGATGAAGTTAACGTTACTAAGGGTTCAGACATTGTTGTACAGGGTTCAAACTCATGGACTGCTGCACCAGTTGTAGGAGAAATTCTATCTATTGATGCTTCTGCAGATATTGGATATGAAATTGTTGAAGTAATTAGCTCAACAATTGTTCGTATTCACATGCCATTTCAAGGTGCTACTGCTGTAAATCAAGTAGCCACTGCTTATACTGCTGCTTCGGTAGCAGCAGCAGATTGTGGAATACGTCTTACAGGAGTTATTCGTAACTTTGATGCAACTAAACCAGGTCATTTCCGTAAAGTACGTTGGGAAACACAGCTTGATAACTTTGGTAGCTCTACGCTTACCTCAGTAACTGCTCCAACAGAAGGAAAAGGTGACTTTCAAGAAGTTGCTAAAATGGAATACTTTGGTGAAGGTGTTAACGGAAATAGATACCGTAGAGATCGCATGTTTCGCTCCACAATAGATACAGATTTATCAGGTGCAACCTACTATGGTAGTTTGAATCTAGCTTGGCAAGAATCACATTTTGTTTCAGGCATTGGTGCTCAACCAATTTCTAACAAAGAATGTGTTGTTTATCTAGGTGATGGTGCATCAGATGGTGACTGGACTGCTGCTGGACAAGTAAGTACTATACTTACTATACTTAATACTATAACTGGTATTACTGCAGCATTCGATTAATATTAACTTTAAAAGGGGAGTTAATTCTCCCCTTTTTTTAATTCTTCAATATGGCTTTTGTACCTACTATATCCTATTGCTTAATAAAAAATTCAAGTGATGTGTATGAACTACATGTTACTGACACAACAGATGTGTATGACGAATCAGATAACACAACTGGTTGGGAAGATTCTTCAACTATAGAGGCATCTAATTTAACAGAAGCCAAATTAACTATAACAGACCCTACGGGGTCATCTACAATTATAGATGTTTTATCTCAAATTACTGACCCTGTAACTGGTAAATTTACATTTACTGCATTAGGTGTTGATAATGGAATAACTATTAAAGATGGTTATTATAAAATATTATATACTATTAAAACAGCATCATCTACTTTTACAGTATGTTTAGAAAAGTATTTCTATCCTTCTGTTAGATGTTGTATTTCAGGCTTTGTTAAACTTGTACAAGAAAATCCAAAAAATGAGGATTATTACAAAGATTTATTAAAAGCTAAAGCATGGGAAAAAGCATTATCATCAGCAGCAGGTTCTTTAGATAAGGATAAAGCAGATGAAATACTAGCCCTATTAACTGATTTTTGTAACTATAGCCCTTGCGGGTGTAACTAAAAAACTTATGTGCGATTGCTCAACAAACCCTTGTGGTTGTGACTCAGGTATAACATTACCTTATTTAACAGGTGCTAGTGGACAAGATGGTTTATTTGGTGGTTTTTCAGCAGAGTGGAAATTTGATTCCTCTTCTACTGCATCTAACCCAGCAGTAAATTATATGCGTTCTAATAACAGTACATTATCTTCTGTTTCAGAATTATATTTTAATCAAATTAATATAGACGGAATTGACCATAATTCTTTTTTGTCAACTTTTACTAATTCTAATAATTATGGATTAATTAAAGTTTGGAAACAATATCAATCTAATACCTTTATAATGGGAACGGTTACTGGTGTTGTTGATACAGGTGACCATTATACTATTGCTTTAACAGGTATAGTAGCTAATGGTTCATTTACTGCTGATGATAATATGGTAGTTAGCTTTACCCCTATGGGAGCTGACGGTGCAAGTGGTTCTAACGGTTCAAATGGTGTTGATGGAACAGGTGCATATGTAATAGATGGTGTTTTTACAGGTACTGTAGATGCTGGTGAAGCTAGTACTTTATTAGGTTCTATATCTATACCAGCAGACACATTAAGTACTAACGAAGATATGTTAGAATTCTCTGCTACACTTAGACGTACTCAAACACAAGACCCTGCAATTAAAGATAATCTTGTAATGTCTTTTGGTGTTAATGGTTATTTAACTAGTAATACCGAACTTGTTCTTGATGGTAGTTATCCTCTTGAATCTCTTAGAATAAATGGAAGATTATATAGAGAATCAGCTACTGCTTTAACATTTACATCTGAATTATATTTTGCACCTACTAATATCTTATCAACGGCTAAAGCAATTGGTGTAGGACTTACTACTATAAATCAACATGAATTAACAAGCAATGTTGATTTTACAGCAATAAATTTATTTCAAATAACTATGATAGGTACAACAGCAGAAACGATAACATTAAACGATTTTGTAGTACGTTACATTAAAAGAACATCATAATGGCAACTAGAAAAATATATAAAGAACATGCTGTAGTATCTGGAACTACAGGTATTGCAATAGACATAACAGATTATTATGATTTCCATAGACTACTTACTTCTGGTAGTGTTACATTAGGAGATGATTGTACTATTACAGCAACAGGTACATTAGCTAAAGGTGACTCAATATTTATACAATATGATGCAGATTTAAATTTTGATGGAAATACATTTACTGTATTAGGTACAGTAATACCAGAAACTTTTGAATCAGTAATAGGATCTATAGATGCTTATTATAATGGGTCTGCTTGGGTAGTTAAATTTTTGGCAAAAGTGGATGAGGCTGGTATTGTAGGTACTACACAACTAACGGATGATTCTGTAACAGCAGCTAAAATTGCAGATGGTGCTGTTGTAGCAGCAGCTATTGGTTTAAAATCAATAGCTGGTTCTAAATTAGCTGACAACACTGTAGATGTTGGACAAGTAAGTACTTCTTTAAAAACAGAAATTATTGTTGTACCTGTATCATTTGAAACAGGAGAATTAGGTAATAATTCAGTTACAATGCCTTACGATGGAACAATTACTTCAATAAATTATGTTATAACTAAAGCAATGGCTGCTACAGATGCTGGTACTATAACACCTACTGTTGATGGTGGTACTACTACCCCAGCTAATACATCTATATCTGCTTCCACATCTATAAATACATTAGGTAGTTTAGATTT